GTAATCGCTATCACCAGATACGTCAGCGTCTGGAAGTTGGTTGCGGATATCCCGTAACTGTTGTTGAGTAATATCGGCGAGTGTCAGTACGCTACGAGCCATGTAAACCCCATTTAAACGACTTTTACTGGATGGGTGAACGTAAGGACGTCGCCGCCTGCCTGTGTAACGGTGATGGATAACTGTAGCCAACCAGCCTGCGGCGCAGTGACGTCAACGCTAAGCGCCGTAGCCCGACCATCATTTAGCAGTGGCTGCAGCGCCTGTTCGGCATACTGCTGAGCCAGCTTACGGGTCTGTGGTGTATCCTTGGCACGGGCTAGTTCATGCAAGCGAGATCCCATTTGCGGGTCGGCCCAGTATGTTCCCTTACGAATGCGCAGACGTAGCCAGACCGCGTTATGCAGGTCTGTGCAGCGTTCTCCGGTGTAATCGCCGGTAGTGTGATCGATATAGGCGTCCATAGCGGGCAGAATGCCGTAGCAGCGATAAGTCAGGAAGGTACGGAGGTGAAGCGGCTAAGATAGGGGCAATGCTGCCCCTGTGGAAGTATCAGTTATGTGGTTTACCTGACGGACCATCGGGGGTGTCGTGGATGTGCGTCCCAATTTTAACACCGTTTATGGTCACCGCCACTGAGGTGATAGTGCCATCCGTGTGGCTGATATTACCTTCAAACGTTGCTGTGACGCCACCTTCGCCGCCTTTTATAGCCATTCCGCCATTTCCACTAATAAGCCCCTGAGCGGTCAGCTTTTCGGATGTGCTCAGTTCCGGCGTGGTAAATGTGGCTGATTCCGATGCGCTGACGGCATATTTTTTGCAGTTGAGCAGCCACTCATCACAATCAACGGCAATAATGCGGTTACGCTTCAGGACGATGCTGGCTCCTTCATCGGTATAGATGGCCACCTCACCGGACTCCAGCCCCTGCAGACGGTAGCTGCTGTGTTCGGTAGCAATCACGATCCCGTGGCTGGTTCGCCCGCCCAGCGGCAGTACAATCGCCATCGCCCCTTCAGGGGGGACGGTAGTGAAACCGTACTGCTGGAACATTTCTATACCCTCTAGCCCTTCTGGAGCCAATCCAGACACCTGCGCGGTCTGTACGCCACCCTTAGTGGTGATGCGAGTCAGCACGCCACGAAAGGCCAGTCGTAGGCCGCTGAGCGCTTTACGGATGCGCTTATCCACCAATCCAGAAAAATCAGGCATTGTCGACCTGCTCCCATGTTGTCCACATTCCCTTATCTTTTTTACCGCGCCGGTGTCCCTTACGGTGCCCTGATTTAGGATACGCATCCGGTAGCCAGATACCGTCCTCACGCAGCAGCAGTGAGGTTTCCTGCCGCTGGCCACGCCCCCCTCGGAAAGTCCGTTGCATGATAAAATAAACGTCATCCACCCCGAGAACGTCGCTTTTCACATAAACCCGCTGTCCCGGTGCCCACAGCGTACCATTCGCCGTAGTGAATCCACGCAGAGTGGCAGATAACGCAAAACCGTTCAGCCTAGCATCCGCCTGTAGCTTGCGGGCGCGGAACTGCACCTCTTCATCGTTTTGTGAATCCCCCTCAACCACGATACGAGGGCGATAGAGCGTCATCGTCGTGTCTTTCACCGTGCATTTGCGGTTGGCTTTACCGTCTTCATGCCCCGTGCCGTGACCCTGTGCCAATACCGTTGTCTGAGAGTAACGCCCGCTCATATCAGTACGTTTTCCCAGCCTAAGCAGGTTATTGTGCTGTCCATCGCGGTGCATGATGAGCGTGTCTACAGGTGTTGAGCTGTAGTCCGGGCCACCGATAATCAGCGTACCGTCCGGTGCCATCCACGGCCATAGCCCGCTCATCTCAGCTACGCGCTTCAGGGTGTCCCACGCGCTGTCACCCGGTTCTATGCTGACCTTCTTCACACTGCTGGGATGTTCAGCCTGCATGCGGATAGCGGTAACGCCCAGTGGCTTAATCACCTGAGAGATAACCTCCTGCAGCGTCATTTCCTGCGCAGTGAAAATAGGGGCAGAGCAGTCCACGAGTACTGCCGCTGCATCGCGCCCCGTCAGCTCAAGCCAGTGCTGCCCCCGGCTGACGTCATGGCTCAGCTCGTCAATCATGCCCGTCATGATGGTACTGTCGCCATAGCGCAACTCTGCTCTCGCTCCGGCGATAACGTCAGCAGGCAACACCGGCTCAGCGGTGCCTACCGACAGCTGCCAGCCGCCTGCGGGGGTCAGCAGGTCGGAGTCCACCTCGAAGCGCTCCCAGTCATCGTGCGACCGGCCCCCGATACGCAGCGTCAGACGTGGTTCATTTTGCCCATGCATACAGCACATCCCCGGGATTCAGGTTGTTGGACTCGCGCAGCGATGGATTGAGGCGGGCCAGCTGCGTGGCGCGAGAGGCGTCGCCATACCACTCAAATGCCAGCAGAGGCAGATTACAACGACGTGTGACCTGACGCTGTACAAGCGGTGGCAGCGCTAGTATTAGCCCTCGAGCCTGTTCCTGCAGGTGCCAAGCGCTTTCCTGTAGTGCGGCGATAATGGCTTGATCCTGACGGGTGTCGGGCGTACCGGACTGCTCACGAACCGCAGTGGTCATACGTACAGACACGGAAGACCGCTGGGCAGCTATGGCATCGACAATCAGCGCACGCACATCGCCGGTGATCCGCTCAATATCAGTGGCGGACAGCGTTGGGGATGCCGTCTCATTCACAAAAATATCGCTGGCCGTGTCGGTCATCTCACTCACAGCCACAAGACGTACGGCCTGATTAATCATCTCAGTATCGCTTTGTGGCATCACACTGGCGCGGCGCAACGTGGAGGCGAAAACGCTGCCGGAGGACATTGTCTGCTGACGCGTGGTACGAAGCAGCGGTAACGTCAGCATAGTATCTTTCAACCCCGTCAAAGCGTTCCAGTCCGACAAGCGTGAAGCCTCGCTCAGCGAAAGGCGGTCAGTAAATGCCCCAGTCAGGTGCTTCAGGTCAGAAATAAAGGCGGTCGGATAGTCCAAATAGTTGAGGGCACTACCGATGGTGGACTGCACCTCGTTTGCTAGGGCATTTACCACATATTCGGCTGAGGCGATGATGTTAGTGACGCGGGAAATATCCTGCTGAATATCACGTAAGGTATCCATAGCATCGCCAAACCAACTGATTGCGCTGTCAAAAACACTGTCGCCATCAGCCTCATAATGGGAGGTGGCAAATAGGGCATCAGGCTGACCACTTTCTACAAAAACGAGGTCAACGGTGACGGCGTTAATTGGCTCAACCTCATGGAATACCCCAGCCTCTAAAAACTGGACGTCAGGCACGGAGCCGTAAACTGGGTGAACCAGTTCACCCGTGCCCGCCGTTTTAAGGGCGTTCAAAAAGGTTTTAAGCTGCGTCTGGTAGCGATTGCCCCAAAAGATAGCCTGCAGTCGAAAGTTCACTGCTTTCAGCCCTTGGTCTTCCACTTCTTCGCCGTTCCGATACGGGTAAGCATAGGTCACAGTGTCTTTTGCCAGCGTATCGCGGGTAAACAGGCAGTCAAACTGTACCCCCCGAAACGAGGCTGGCATCAACAGGTCTACGCCCAACGCAGCAGCAATGTCATTAATATTATCCGCCACTATTGCCTCCTAGAATCAACATCAATCCTGCGCAATACCGCATCTGTTACCTCTCGGCTATCAAGGTAGATATTGGCCACCACTGGCTGTTGTGGCCCCTGAGGCGCGTAGGGCACATTTGAACCTGTGTTAGCTGGTTTTGCCGTGTTGTTCTGAGAGAAAAAGTTTTTTATTTCGTCAAAAGCGTCAAGAAAACCCGGAGAGGATAAATATTTTGCAGTATCGGGATCGGCACCATGCCGGATAGCATCCGCTTCTTTATCCTTCTGACGTTGTACTTGTACTAAAGGAAAATCTTGCGCTCCTTGATAAGCTGCAACTGCTTCACCTATAGGGCCAAGCCACTTAAGATATTTACCAATTATTGCTCCACCTTTGCTTAACGTACTGGTTTCGTTTGCTAAAGCACCAGTGGGTTCAGCAAGACTCGGCTCTGGGCCTTTAGCTTTGTTCCAAATTTTTTTCCCTGCCCATGCAAGAGCAAGACCCCCACCAATGTTATTAAATACTTGAAAAGCAGAATACGCACCGGTGACTGCTGTTGTGAGTTTTGGAAATTCTTTTGCTAACTCAGA